GAAATCTACGCAACTTAACGTTAGTAAAAAATGGAATTCTATGATGAAAACCATACAAATACCTGACGGAAAAGGCGGATTTGCGATACCACCCATGCATGGTGTTGTGTACAATATGCAATCAGTATTACAAAAGAACGATAAAGGTTCTTGGTATGGTTGGTCAGTAGCACAAGACAGAATTATGGGACAAGCCGATACATCTTTGTACTTAAGTGCAAAAGATTTTAGAGGTAATGTTTCAAAAGGAAACGTGCAAACAAAAGCAGATGTGGAAGAGAAAGCTAAAGATAGTACACCGTACTAAATTTAGTTTTAAGGGGATCGCAAGATCCCCTTTACAAAGAAAGGAAAAAGTAATATATGGATAAATTCAAACAAATTTTTAGTGGATTAACAATAGCATATGGGCAATACCAACCCGGTGACAGAGGAGAGAATGGTACTAAACAAAAAGGTAAAGCCTTTATTGTTCGTAAAACCGTTACCGATGAACTCTGGACCAATCATCTTGCAGGACAAGGACCTGCCCTTGGGATTATCCCTATCACAGAAAATAATGATTGCAGGTGGGGCTGTATTGATATTGACGAATATGACCTTGATCACCTTAGCCTCATTAAAAGTATTCGGGATCTTAAACTTCCAGTAGTAGTTTGTAGATCTAAGTCTGGCGGAGCACACGTCTTTTTATTTACCAAAGAAAATATTCCTGCATCATTGATGCAATCCAAATTAAAACAAATGGCCGTTATACTTGGTTATGAAGGTTCTGAAATATTTCCAAAGCAAACAGAAATTTTAGTGGAACGTGGTGACACTGGAAACTTTTTAAATTTACCTTACCACAATCAAATGAAAGGATTACGTTATGCTATCGATGATGAAGGCAATGGTTGCACCCTTGAGGAATTTTATAAACTCTATGATAAATACGCACGAGAGAAATCAGCTATCGAAGAAATTAAAATTGAAAAACAAAAAATAGAAGAAGCATTTCCCTCGGGACCTCCTTGTTTAAATAAACTAGCATCAACAGGATTTGGTGAAGGGTCTAGAAACAATGCACTATTTAATGTAGCAGTTTATTACAAACAATCTAATCCAGATACTTGGGAAGATGAAATTGTAAAAGCAAACATGAAACATATGGAACCACCATTAAGTAATGGCGAGGTTCAACAATTAATTAAATCAGTTAACAGAAAAGGTTATGACAAATATAGATGTAAAGATGCACCTATCAATGCGGTATGTCAATCTGGTTTATGTAGAACTAAAAGATTTGGTGTAGGGTTTGGTGAAGAAGAAATGCCACAACTTGGAAGTCTTACAAAGTATACATCAACACCACCACAATGGTTTTTAAATGTAGATAAGACTAGAGTAGAATTAAAAACAGAACAATTATATAGCCCACCTTTGTTTGCATTAGCATGCTTAGATCAAGCTAACTTAATTGTACCAGTACCTAAACCTAAAGATTGGAAACAACATTTTTTAAAACCAATGATGCAAAACTTACAAGAAGTAGAACCATTGGAATCTTTAAATCCTATGAATGAAATTACAGGGTTATTGCAAGACTGGACTACTAACAGACAGAGTGCAAGAACTATGGATGATATATTTAACAAACTTCCTTATACAGAAAATGGTTTTACTTATTTTAGAATGGAAGACTTTTATTCTTTTTTAAAAAAGAACAATTGGGATATGGATAAAATTAAAACAGGTAATTTAATTAAAAGACTTGAAGATATATTTATTGAAGAGACTAGACTTAGAATTAAATCTCAACAACCAAGAGTTGTTAAAATTAAAACTATGAAAAAATTAGAAGCAACTGTTTCTAAGGTTGAGTACCAACAAGATGTTTTTTAATGAGAGTAGATGCTTACATGGATTTATTAACTATAACATTTTGGACTGCTATATATATTTGGAGTACATTTTTATGAAATATGGATTAACTAACAAACAATTAAAACTTTTTAATTTTATTAAAGATTATATTAACAAAAATAATATAGCACCTTCTTATGAAGAAATGAAAAAAGGAACTGGTTCTACAACTAAATGTACAATTTTTACAAAAATCAATCAGTTGCAGGAAAGAGGGTGGATAAAAAAACTACCTGGAAAAAATAGAAGTATAACAATAATATGAAAACAATAATATTAGGACCACCAGGAACAGGAAAGACAACAACGTTGTTAAATTTAGTTGACGAGTTTATACAACAAGGAATTAGACCTAAACAAATAGGTTACTTTTCGTTTACTAAAAAAGCCGCAACAGAAGCGGCTAATCGTGCAGCTGAGAAATTTGGTTTAGATATAGAGAATGATCTATCTAATTTTAGAACTTTACACTCATTAGCTTTTAGAAATTTAGGAATGACTAAAGAAAAAATGATGAAACAAGAAGACTATAAAGAATTTGGGCAGAAATGTGGCATACCTATTAAGACTGCCAACTATTCATCCGAAGATGGTACATTTAATTCTGATAATGAATATTTAACAATTATTAATACAGCTAGAGTTAAGCGTATGGATTTGTTAGACTATTATGATTCTAGGCAGAATATATTAGACATAGAAAGAAATACATTATTTTTATTAGCAGAGGAATTAGAAAGATTTAAAAAAGAGAAAGGTTTAAAAGATTTTACAGATTTACTAGAAGATTTTATTGAGAAATCACTGCCTGGAAGTTTAGAAGTATTATTTATTGATGAAGCACAGGATTTATCTTTAATACAATGGGAAATGGTTAGACACCTTTGGAAATATGCAAAAAAAACTTACATAGCAGGCGATGACGACCAGGCAATATTTAAATGGGCCGGAGCAGATGTAGATCATTTTATAGCTTTAAAAGAAGAAGTAAATGACATTAAAGTATTAGATCAATCGTATCGTATACCTGGTGGACCTATTCATGAACTATCACAAAAAATAATAAACAAAGTACAGAATAGATTTGAAAAAGAATATAAACCTAGAGATGAAATAGGATTACTAAAAAGATATTCTGATATAACACAGGTAGATATGAGTAAAGGTAACTGGTTAGTATTATCTTCCGCAAACTATTTTCTAGATGATGCCAAAGACTTATGTGAAATTCAAGGATGGTATTATCAATATAAAGGAATGAATTCTGTACCATTAAAATTGTTACTCGCATTAAATAATTGGGAAGCATGGCGTAATGGTGATTTTTTAACTCACTTAGAGGTTAAGAATGTTTATGAATACTTAGGATCTAATGTAACGGTTGGGTATCAAAAAGGTAAAACTTTGCATTCGGATGCGAAGTATACATTAAAAGAATGTCAAGAACAACATGGATTAACAGCATCTGATGTATGGTATAAATCATTTAATGGTTTAGATCCTATGACAGAAACTTATATTCGTAACATGAGGGCGAATGGTGAGATGATTAACAAAAATCCTCGTATTAAAATGTCAACTATACACGCAGCAAAAGGAGGTGAAGCCGACAACGTTTTATTATTACAGGACCTAACAGGTGCAGCACTAGAAACTTTTAGTCATGACCCGGATGAATTACATAGATTATTTTATACTGGCGCGACGAGAGCGAAGCGTGAATTGCATTTATTAGATCCTAAAAACTTTGATAGGGCTTATATAATATGACACAAGAAAATAAAAAATACTTTACAAATTCTTTTGGAGAAAGAATGGAATTAAAAAATGATTATTCCGAATATACAGATATGAAAGATTATTTTTTATCTGAAATATATGAATTTGGAGACACTGAAACTATTTTTCACATAAGTTTAAAAAAATTTGTTGATAGAGATTCTATAAAAGGAGAAGAAGCTGAAGAAATACAATCAGATAGAGCTTATAGAAAATGGCAAAAAACAGGGAAATATAAAGGGAAATAATTATGAAAGATGAACCAGATTATATTGAAGATTTAGTTTTGATAACTTTTTTTTCAATTTTAGCATATTTAATAAATAAAGGAGTAACATGAAAAAAAATAGAATGTCAGACGACACACCAGAACCAGAAAATCCAATGTTAAAACAAGTAGGAGGCAGTCATTATATGTATATGAAGATACAACCTGCTGAATTCATTAACAAAAATAAGTTGCTTTTTGCAGAGGGCAACGCTATAAAGTATATATGTAGGCACTCAAGCAAGGGTGGTATACAAGATATAGATAAAGCAATACATTATCTAGAAATGGTGAAAGAGAGAGATTACAAATGAGAGGAATACAATTTCCAATGTTTACTCCAGAAACGGAGTGGGTTATGCCAGATGATCTAAAAGATCTCAAAGGCTGTAAAGAAATAGCAATAGATTTAGAAACAAATGATCCTGGTTTAACAACTTCAGGGTCAGGTAGTGTCGTTGGAAAAGGACACATTGCAGGCGTTGCGGTGGCCGTAGAAGGCTGGTCCGGTTATTTTCCTATTGGCCATGAAAATGGTGGAAATATGGATAAAAAATTAGTTTTAGGCTGGTTGCAAGAAATTTTAAATCAAGAATACACTACCTTTATATTTCACAATGCAATGTATGATGTTTGCTGGTTAAGGGCCGTAGGAATAAGTATTAAGGGAAAGATAGTTGATACTATGATTGCAGCTTCATTAGTAAATGAAAACAGATTTAAATTTGATTTAAATTCATTGTCTAGAGAATATGTAGGAATAGGTAAAGACGAAAAAATATTAAGAGAAGCAGCAAAAGATCATGGAGTAGATCCCAAAGCTGAAATGTGGAGAATGCCTGCAAGATTTGTAGGAGAGTATGCCGAACGTGATGCAGAAGTTACACTTAAACTTTGGCAAAGATTAAATATAGAATTACATAACCAAGAACTTATGGATGTATTTAATTTGGAAACTAAATTATTTCCTTGTTTAATAGATATGAGATTCAAAGGTGTTAGAGTTGATCTTGAACATGCAGCTAATCTAAAGAAAAAATTAATTATTAGAGAAAACAAAATTCTTAGTGATATTAAAGGTTTATTAGGTTTTGATATAGAAATTAATGCAGCAAGAAGTATTGCTAAGGGATTTGACAAATTAAATTTGCCCTATGATAGAACAGAGAAAAGTAATGAACCCAGCTTTACTAAAAACTTTTTACAAAATCATCCCCATGCTTTACCAAAAGCAATTGCGGACGCTAGAGAAATTAATAAAGCTCGAACTACTTTTATAGATTCTATTACCAAACATTCACACAAAGGTAGAATTCATGCAGACATAAATCAAATACGATCGGACCAAGGTGGGACCGTGACTGGTAGATTCTCTATGAGTAATCCAAACTTACAACAGATTCCAGCAAGACATCCGGAAATTGGACCGATGATTAGATCTATTTTTATTCCTGAAGAAAAAACAGTTTGGGGATCGTTTGACTACTCACAACAAGAGCCTAGAATTTTAGTACACTATGCAAAGTTACAAAACTTAGAAGGTGTTGACGAAATTGTTAATGCCTACAACACAGGCGATGCAGATTTTCACCAGGTTGTAGCGGACATGGCAGGTATTGAACGTAAACAAGCCAAAACTATTAACCTTGGATTAATGTATGGTATGGGAAAAAATAAATTAATGTCAGAATTAGGTTTAATGAAAGAAGCAGCTGAAAAACTAATTAGACAATATCATACCAAAGCACCTTTTGTTAAACAACTTATGGATAATGTAACCCGTAAGGCAGAAGATAGAGGTAAAATTAGAACTTTAGGAGGTAGAGCATGTCATTTTAATTTATGGACTCCTACTCAGTTTGGAGTGTTTACTCCATTACCTTTAGAACAAGCCAGAAAAGAATACGATGAGCCTTTAAAACGTGCATTTACTTACAAAGCATTAAACAAATTAATACAAGGTAGCGCAGCCGATATGACTAAGAAAAGTATGGTAGCATTGTATGAAAATGGTATAGTACCTCACATACAAATTCATGACGAGGTAGATATCTCTGTTGAATCTAATGAAAAAGCCGAACAAATAATTGAAATTATGGAATCTGCAGTAGAGTTAAAAGTACCAAATAAAGTAGATTATGAACATGGTGCAAACTGGGGTGAAATTAAGTAATGGCATATTTAAATGCTAACATTCCAGCAACATATGCACAAATACGAAGGGAGTATTTATATGACTGTAAAAAACATCATGGAGAAGTTGAAGACTGTATTGTCTTTGGCCTTACCTCTATGGGCGGACGTTCAATATTATTTCATGCTATCATGGAAAACGGTGCAGTATTTTATCGCCTACCAATTAGCGCGTTTATTCAACGTGGTTTTAAAATCGAAGAAGTACCACGAAGAAGACTTGATGAACTTGAGCTTTGGAATTCTTTTAGTTATTATCCTTGTGTTAATAGCTGGAATCTTTTAAGCGCAGCTTCAGGTAAATATATTGGTAAAGATAAGAAATGGCATCACGGTAAATATTTATTTACAGTTGACTGGGCGCACCCAGATGGTAATATACTAGATACCGATCATTCGGAAATTCCACACGAACATAAGTGTGCACACATCATAGCTTTAGATGATGGAAATTATGCGGCACAGCCAAACAACAGATGTATATGGGACTTACCTTCTTTTACTGTTAAAAATAGTATTCCTGATTGGAAAGTTCAAACAAATGAATGGAACGTAGAAGACACTGGTGCGTGGAGAACTGAAGATACGGATAATTTTTTTTACGAAATAGAGGAAAAGACAAATGGAGAAACAGAAAAAAAATGAGTGTAAAAAATGCCATCATGCGTGTCATTGCCTGGATGAGTTGCACACAGATATTTACGGTGTTTGTCCTTGTGATACTTGCGAGTGTAGTGATCCTAAAAATTCTGGAGAAGAATGTTTGTCATGTCAATAGCAGAATTATTAAAGAAAAACTTTGTAATGATACCGGTAATAATATCAATTTTAGTTGGAACGTTTACGGGCGTTAAGTATATTGTAAGTCTCACAGAGACTATTGATAAAAACAGAGATCAAATTGCCATCATAAATGATACTCATTTAAAAAATCAAATTGGATACATAGCTAGAATACAAGAAAATCAAAGTCATTTATTATTAAATATAGAAACCAATAAGGGTAATACAATTGTTACAAATGATAAACTTAAAACAATGGAAGAAAAAATAAAACAAATGGAAAACGATTTTAAAAGTTTTTTAATTATGCGTAGTACATTAACGGGAGATAAATAATATGGAAAGTCTCAGGATGGATTATAGATTTACAGCACTATTAATAGTTCTTATGGTGACTTTAGCCTTATTTGGCGGGCCACAATAATGATTGACAAATTTATATATAAATGCTGTGATATAGCGGATCGCTATATGGCTTGGGTAAATAAAATATTTGAGTCTAAACCAAAAAAGAAAAAATGAAAATATCAGATAAAACTACCATAGGCATGCCACTTAAAAACATGGTGTCTATCATGGCGGCCGTGGCTGTAGGTGTGTATGGCTACTTCGAGCTCACTGCTAGACTAACAAGCCTTGAGACATCAAGACAATTATTTAATGCAGACTTACTCAAAAAAAGTGAGCAGTTACCAACCGATCAGGAACAATTTATGTTAATAGAAGGTTTGTACAAAGCAACTGAAAAATTAGAGATAACTCAAGAACAAAATATGACGAACAAGGTTAATATACAATTTCTTAATAAGCAACTAGAAAAAGCAATATTAGACATAGAAAGATTAAAAGATAAAGTTAGAGCAAATGGTAATGGGGATCACTAAATGACAGAAATTGTTGTAGCCCTTTTGATGATTGTTTCCGGAGAAATTAAGGAGCACAGAATACAAGAGTCTATGTCTCAATGTTTAAAAGGTAAAAGAATTGCTATGCGATCAGCAAGTTCTAATGTAGACTACCAATGTATAAAATCGATGGCTGAGACGGAGATTTACATCGGAGAAAAATCAATTGTTAAATTAATATTAAAATAATGAAAAAGAATTGTAAACAATGTAAGAAAGAATTTGAAACTACAAATGAATTTAATTTGTTTTGTAGTGATGAATGTAAACAGGAAGCACTAGCTGATCTCGACAAAGACAGTGATGAGTGTTTGTCTTGTCAGTGATGAAAAAAAATAAAAAAGTTAATTTTAAAACAGAAATTGTTACAGGTGAATGTGAAGGTTGTAAGCTAACCACTTTGTTAGTTAGTATTGATAATACATTTTTTAGATGTATTAGTTGTGGAGAAGATTTAGAACAAAAAGTAAATGGTGTTATTAAATATATTAGAGTTGATAAAAAAACAGACTTAAACAAAATTCACAATGGCTAAACAGAATTTTTCCCATTACATTAAAAGAGATCAGCCTAAAAAAAGAGGTCCAGGTCAACATAAAAAATCTCAATCAAAACAAGAAAAAAGACAGAAAAATCAACGTAGATATCTAGGTCAAGGAAAATAGTTTAGAAGGATTCTAATCTTGCCTGCACCGGACAAAGTCCAGTGCAAACAAAAGGTGTGAGAAGAGATCCTAAATATATATTAAAATAATATACTTGACAAGTATTCATTTGTTGCTATAACTTCCCATATATTAATACAAACAAAGGAAGAGGAAAACATGGCTGATCCAGCAAAATTTAAGTCCGTCTCAGTATCTATATCAACTTACAAGATATTAGCTTATCTTGCAGATGGTAAAATTACTGACGCTGATTTAACTGTAAGTAAAACAATAGAAAGTATAGCAAAGAAAGAAGCAAAAAAACATGGCTACAAAAACGGAAAAAGCGCATAAAACTATTTGTCCTCAGTGTAGAGGTAATGGTTACGTAAGAGCTCTACTTGAAGAAGGTAGAGAAGAATTAATAACTGATTGTAACAAGTGTGATAACCAAGGAGAGATAAATGAAACATAATAACTGTTACATATATCCAAAAACGGTAAGAGAGATGATAGAGGGTAAACGCCATTATGAAATTAATGGCGACGAAAAACTGCCGAGTGTTACAACTATACTTAGCGGTACTCAGGATCCGGAAAAAGCACAATCATTAAAAGCGTGGCGCGATCGTGTCGGCGAGGAAGCAGCAACGCGGATCGTTGATGAGGCGGCAGCACGTGGGACCGCCATGCATAAAATATTAGAAAGATATATTGGCGAAGAAGGTTATTTAGATCTTACACAAGTTGGTAAAAATGCACACAACATGGCCATGAGAATAATAGAACAAGGTCTAAGTAATGTTACAGAGTATTACGGATTAGAATCTACGTTATTTTACCCAGGTTTGTACGCAGGTGCTACTGATATGATAGCACTACACAAAGGTGAAATGGCTATTGTAGATTTTAAACAAACTAATAAACCTAAAAAACGTGAATGGATTGATGATTATTGTTTGCAACTTGCAGCATATGCAATGGCTCATAATTATGTACACAAAACAAATATAACTAAAGGTGTCATTATGATGTGTAGCAAAGATAATTACTATCAAGAATTTGTTATTGAAGGTAGTGAATTTAAAAAATATACATTTAAGTGGATAGATAAAATTGACAAATATTATGAAAAACTTAATAAGTAAATACATACTAGAAAAAATATATCATTACTCAACTTACTTGACGAGTTGGTCATGGCAAAAACTATACGGAAACAAAAAAAATGGCTACGGATACAAAAAAAGAAAAAGGTAGACAGTGGGACGGTAGATCAAGACCTAGCACTGATCTATATGCTGCGAACTTTGATAGAATATTTAAAACTAATCCTGTTGCTAAAAAAGTTAGAACACCTAAGTATAAGCCACAAGTAGTAAAGTCTAAAAAAATATATAACAGAAAGAAAATATGAAAATATACATAGGTTATGACTCTAAGGTTCCAATCGCATCGAAGGTTTGTGAGTTCTCTCTACGACACCATAGCAAGGAAGATTTAGATATTAGTTTATTAAAAACACCAGCCTTAAAAAAGAAAAAATTATATTGGCGACCTTATAAGAATCAATCAACTCAATTTACTTACACAAGATTCTTAATACCTTACTTACAAAATTACAAAGGTTGGGCCATGTATTGCGATAATGATTTTTTATTTTTAAATGATGTAAAAGAATTACTTAGCTTACAAAATAATAGTAAAGCGGTGGTGTGTGTTAAACATGAGTACAAACCGAAAGATAAAATTAAAATGGGTAATAAGAAACAAACTCAATTTAAAAGAAAAAATTGGAGCTCTTTGATGTTAATTAACTGCGAACATCCGGACGTAAAAGACGTTGATTTATCAATGGTTAATGAGAAAAGTGGGAAGTATTTACACCAATTTGATTGGTTAGATGAAGAAGACATAGGATCACTGCCCCATAGTTGGAATTGGTTGGTCAACTGGTACCGGACCGACAAAGGCGATGGACATCCTAACGCACTACATTTTACGGAAGGTGGGCCTTGGATCGCGGACAGTGGATATAAACAAACATGGTTAAACTATAAAAAACTAATGGAGGAAGAAAATGAGAGTAAGAGAACTACAACAATATCTGGGTAAATTTACAAATAATGAAAAAGGTACTGCAATATCAGATTGTCCAATTTATATTGAGACACAGGACGGACACCTAGAAGAAATTAGAAGAATAGAATTACAAGAAAACAAAATTGTAGGAGCACCGGAACCGGCAAGACTAGTATTTAAATCTGAGTCTATCAAGAGATGGAAGTCACCTACATATAAACAGAGTTAAATTGTTCCAAGGAACTGGGGTGAAAGCGAGAGTTGACACCCCATAAAATAATTTATTTAGAGGGTTGACATTCATTATATATGGGATTATATAGTATATATAACAAATAGAAAGGAAGAAACAATGAGAAGAACTAGAAGAACTAGTAAACATATGGCAATTCGTAGACATAACGGAGCTGAAGATCGTTATGCCAAAGGCATTCATTTTGACATAAGAATGAAAGGATGCTGTTATATAACTATGCAAACTAATGCAGGTCCACTAGAAGTTTATATAGATGCTATGGATGGGTTAACTGATCCACCAATGATACGTGCATCAATACCTGGTAGAAGAGATAAGGAGATAAATTTAAAATGAGTAAGATAAAATTAACAGGCTATGGTTGGGCTAACGCTTATCATGAAAATGATTTAGATGATTTACCTTTAGGTTATATAAAAAAGGTAGAAGCTTTTTTTAGAGAGATGAAGATGACATTAGCTGAACCATACGAAAGCAGGAGATTAGATGGAGGTAGTAAAAAATGGCTGAAATGACAGATGAACATTTTGAGGTTATAAGTGAGAATAGAGCTAAACGTTATGAGCTTGATAAGAAAGAACTACAACATAAGGTTATGGATCTAGAGTTGGCTATTCACAAAATAAAGAAAATAATAGAAGATTTAGAAAAGTAATGATTTTACGCCATTTTATGCGTTTGTGCCACCATAAGAGAAATATTGGGGGCATTAGTTTTTTTTTCTATCGTAAATTAGTCGGTGGCACAGTGGCACAAAGAGTGTTTTTGGCTTACTAGTGTTGGTATTATTAACTAATAGTTGTGCCAAAGGGTCGATTTACAGTGGCACACCGTGGCACAGATGTTCATTTAACACCATTTCTATGTACTCTGCGCGCGGGGATTTTTTTGTTTTTATAAAAAATATATTTGCCTAAATATTCCCCTTATAGTAAAACTGCTTATGCCAAAAAAGAAACACATAAGAACTTTACCTATTAAAAATAAAACACTTGGTAATAAGATAGAGGCGTATACATTTGTCGAAGTCCGTTGGCTTGACATCGAAGGTGATGATGGCTGGAGTACGTTAGATATATTAAGAAAAGAAAAATTACCTATTGCAGTATCTAAAGGTTATCTATTTAGTCAGAAAGGTGGAGTGACTAGGTTGTTTAGAGATTATATTGAGAGCAAAG